GCCCCCAGTACCACCATCTGTTCTTCATGATCGTCTATTCCTTCTTTGATTCTTTTGAAGAGTCCTTTTTGTTCTTCCGGTTTTTTCTCCATTTGGTGATTTTATCTTGTAGGAATTTCTGAATCTTTTTACGTATCCATTCGATTATAGGCTGTGATAACGTTGTGGTCGATACAGCTACAACCGCCGTTGTAAGAGCCGTAACTACAACCTCTGTAGAAGGTTGTGGTATTGGCTGCTTAATAAACGGTATTTTAAGTGTAGGTGGAGGTGGTGTTTCTTCTACAGTCTTAACAGGTTCATCCTCATGATCTCGTAGATCGCTAGGAGGAACCACCATAGGTGTATAATATGGTACGTCAGCTGTAGGTATAGGTATTTCGACAGTTTCTATCTTTTTAATATCAGGTAATACTATGGTGGGTATTTCCACTAACCTATAAGTGCTGCTATCTGGTCATCTGTAAGACCAAGCTCTTTTAGTTTCGCTTTGCCAGATGCCTTATCAGTTGCTTTTTTTGTTGCCGCTGCTACGTCAGCTTCTTTCATAGCTTTATCAGCAGCAACAGTTTTGTTGTAATCCTCTGTTTCTTCTGCGGTAAACTCTTTAATTTTCCAAGTTCCGTCAGGTTGTAGTGTTGCGTTCTTCATTATATTGTTGCTCCTAGTACTAAGTAAAAGAAATTAGTTGAGCTTATGCTGTCTCCAGAGTGTCCGTATATTTTTATTCCTCTGTAACTATCTGTTCCTGTATAAGCATTACTTGTAGTTTGTACTCTAAATTGACCACTTTCGTTTGAAGTTGTAATACCTTGCATAACAGAATAGGCACTGGTTCCAAAAGGATCTTGAATTGTTAGTTCAGTTAAGCCAGCACCACCATCATTAGAGTTCCAATAAGTAATCATGCCTTGACTTTCGCCATTACCTCCATGCCTTGACACGCTTTCATCAGAGTTCTCGGCGGTAGTTACTTGAACCCAATCGTAACCTGATCCTTGCTCAGTACTGCCATCAGCAGCTTTTAACCATCTGTATCTTATGTAATCATCTTGATGCCATATAAGAAAAATTTTATAGAACTTATAAGTAGCAGAAAATATATTATCTAAATCTATTGCTGAAACACTAGAAGAAGGGCCAGTGCCACTAGCTATTTTTGTCCATGACCCTGCATTGTCAAATGATAATGATGAACCATCTGTTTTTAAAAACTTACCTGAGTTACCAGATTGACTAGGTATAGGATCTGCTACACCTTTTGCTACGTAGTTCCAGCTTGCATGAGCTGTACCACCACTCGAAGGTGCATTACCTGTTGAGTTTGCTACGCATATATACGAGCTTGTTATATTGTTGTCTGTGTACTCAACTAAATCATCAACTACATATGCAGTAGAGTTGTTGTAAGTACCTCGCCAGACCTGTTTGATTTTTCCTAAATCTAATGTTGCCATTTTAAATTGTTGCGATTAGTTTTCCGTCTGTGTTTATGCTAAAGGTAAAACCTGTAGCTGCAAAGATAACATCTTCAAATGCTGCATAAGTTGCACCGTCAATATTATCTGCACCACCATTTGTGGTAGTGACTATTAAGTTTCCATTAGAGTCTGTGTTAAAACCATACACTTCTGGAGAGGATGCTACTGCCCATGTTAGACCACCACTTGCAGTAGATTGTGCTTGTAAAAAGTAACCATTTACTGGTGCATTACTGACCTTTAATTTAGGTTCATTTACAGCTTCACTAGCTATTTTGTCTAATGTAACTGCACCATTTGCAATTTTAGCTTCAGTTATACCTAAATCAGCTGTCGCTCCTACTATTTCAAATACACCACCCATAGAACCATGAGAGGTACATTGATAGTATAAGCGGTCTGGAGCATTGTGTGGTACTTCAAATACTATTGTAGTTCCACCAGCTCCTCCGTTATTTGTGACTCCTGTATTGTACTCTGTACCAGCCGAGCCATTGACTGTTGTTTGTATCCGAAAAGGGTGTGCTCCGGAAGAATTTTGGTTTTCAAACCTGTATGTTTTACCACGTATTAAATATAAGGTAGGGTCCTCAACACTAGGAACTAGACCCTCTCCTGTAAATGTATAGTGGCTAGTTCCACTTGCTCCTAATGCGTAAGTACGGTCAAGAGCTTCAGCGTGTAGTTTACCAACTGTAATCTGACCATCTGCCAGATCAGCTGTGTGCACCTGACCGTCTTTGATACCGCCGGTGCTTACTTGTGTTAATGCCATTATGATACCTCCATTAATGTCATATGACTAACCGAGTGCTCATACTCACTACTATTAACTGATGATACAATTTGATTTGTATAAAAAGTTTGACTGCTATAATAATTAGTTGTAATACCTAATCTTATAGTTATAGCTGTTCCAGCTGCTTGATTTGGTGCATAGAATAAATTTGAAAATGGAGTTGTTGCTGGTGTTGAGTCGTTATCACTTCCATGATAATTTATACAAGGTAAAAATGATAATCTAGGTCTATTAGTATTTGAATCTGCGGAAGCTCTTAAGGACTCAATAGGTGCTGTTGTTCCTCCAATAGTTGAAGCCATTACATAACCAAATAAATGATTATCAGAAGTAAATTCACCAGAAGAAGAACCACTAATTAATATTTTTGAATTAGCTGAAGTTGTTGTAATAGTAGTATCTAGTCCTGTATAGTAGTAAATATTAGAACTATTGTTAGCATAAGCATTAGTTAAAGCTATAGTAGTTCTACCATCATACGTTGTATTAACAACTTGTAAAATCTTACCGCCTTGATCTGTACCGAAACTTAAAACACCTGACCCGTTGGTTTTCAATACTTGACCATTTGTACCATCTGCTGTAGGTAATGTAAACTCAGCTGCACCGTTTGCAGTATGTTGTATTTTGTTTGTTTGTATTTTACTCATTATACTGATCCTATAGCTTTTATTCCAACACTGGGTTTACGAAATTGATTATTTTCAAATGAACCATCAGAAGCTCTAAAACCCTCACGCATCCAATGTATGCTTCCAGAATAACTACTTGACCATTGCCTAAATTGTAGTTTGATTGTTTTTGCACTATTCCAACTTGTTACTTGTCCAATACTTGCATCAGCAGTAGATTCAATTCTAAAACCATGTTCAAAATGAACAAGTGACATACCATAGTTTTGAGTTCTAACTGAAAAAGGCATGGCGTTTACACTAACACCATCTAAAAAAGGTTGAAATCCTAAAATAGTGCTATTACTGTTATAACCGTACTGAAAAGCATATTTATATATTACAAGTTTTGTACCGCTTGGTGGCTGATAACTAATTTCCGAACCAGCACAGTCAACGAGAGAATCACTAGAAGTTTGGTAAGTAGTCACATTTTGAATTGCAACTGAACCATTAGCCATAGTAACTGCTGTGCCGTTGCAAGGTACAAAAAATTCTTCTAGCACTTGCATGCCGTTTGTATTACCAGCAGCACCAAAACTTAGTTGACCAGACCCATCGGTTTTAATAACTTGGTTTGCTGAACCGTCAGCTACAGGTAACTTAAAGTTTATATCTGCGTTACCTGTTGTAGAAGCTGGTGCGTCTAGAGAAACTGAACCAGCTGTTGAACCGTTTAATTTTATACTCATCCTTTTATCTCCATTAAATGTATCGTACTTTTTGCATTAGCTGTACAAACATAAACAGTCCCACCACTATAATCTCTAGCGTATAGTTTGTAAGTAGCTGCACTCGTTGTACTAATACCTGTATCTAAAAACTGAATAGGTTTATGAGATCTTACTTCAACAACACCAGCGGCTGAACCATACGCATAAACATCGTAAGGGTCGTCAGATTCATATAGTGTTGTTTCCGTACCACTAACAGTTCTTGTTAATTTAAAACCTAAACCTTCATCAGTGTTACTTTGTGTTTGTATACCATACTGTATAACTGCGTTTACAAATACATTATTTGCAGTTGCAGATGGAGTAATATCTTTCTGAAGAAACATAACATAATTCTGACCTGTAGGACTTTCCTGTGTTGTAGTTGATCCTTCTACAGTTTGTATAACTGAACCAGTTGGCATTGTAAGTTTTGTACCACTTGCTGCTCCATCAGCTAGTGTTGCTGACGTTACGGAGCCAGCTGGTAAACCACCAGAGGAAATACCTGTGATAGTACCGTCACCATTTATTTGTATTGCCATATTAAACTATTGTATATGTACTACCCGAAGGTATTGTTAATGTTGTACCACTTGCTATCGTGATCGGCCCTGCACTCATAGCATTTTTGTTTGTGGTTATTGTGTAGTTGTTAGATATAGTCTGTGAGTTTTCATATATACATCCGTCAGCTACTGTTGATGCTACACCTGTAAGACTGCTACCGTCACCTGTGTACGATGTTGCCGCACATACACCTGTTACATCTATACCAGAAGAAACATTTAAGTTTCCATTGATATTAGTAGTACCATCAGAAAGTATTTCAAATCTATCAGCAACATTAGTATCATCAGCAATAGTAAATACACCACCATTTCCAAATATTGAAAAGTCAGAGTTATGGTCTGAATCTATAAGGCGTATTCTAGGATCAGCATTAGTTAATGTGAGGTTTCCAGTTACACTTATACTTCCAGTTCCAGTTATATTATTACTATTTAGATCAAGACTACCACCTAGTTGTGGTGTTGTGTCACCAACTACATCTGTGTTAACAGAGTTACCAGATGCTGCTGTGATACGTCCCTGAGCGTCTACAGTGAAGCTTGGAATAGAAGTTGATGAACCATAGCTACCAGCTGTTACAGTCGTGTCAGCGAGCTTTGTAGCGTCAACTGCGTCGTCTGCAATCTTTGCTGTTGTTACTGCACCAGATGTAATCTTAGCAGCTGTTACACTACCAGCACTTGGCTCATTTATATTTACTGTTGACCCGATCGTGATGATGAAGAAATCAACACCAGTAGAAGGAGCGGAGCTAAATATGATATCCCCGCCGTCCAAAGCAAAGCCTTCGCTGGGTTGGCTGGTTCCGCTATTAGGTTTCTGAATGACTCCATTGATGCTAACAATATGTTGCTCGGCAACTGTGCCTGCATTGCTAAGTGTAAATCTATAAGCATTGTTATTGAATGTTGCACTGCCTCCACCAGTTGCTGATGAACTAGATAATGTGTTTATAAAAAACTGTCCGACTGACTGTGTTTCTTCAAACTCACCAGTTGCACTATTATATACGAGTAATTTATTTGTACCAGTATTATAGAATAAATCACCAGCGTCGTTATTACTATCAGGGTTCGACGAGCCAACTCTATATCTTTCGTTGAAATCATTGATGTCCCCACTAAGATTTACTAGGTCATCTTCTGATAGTGTAGCTTTGTGGTAGTTATATATCTGACCAGAACCAGTTGATGTTACGATAAAACGTATACCACTAGCTACAGTAGAACTGTGAAAGTTAGAAGGTATGTTGTTTATTGTAACAGTTGAACCACCTACAGTTGTAGCTGTTGTACTTGTACCACTGCTGTTTACAACTATGCCAGCTGCGTCTGCTATAGAAATAGCAACACCAGATACTGGCTGTGTGTTAGGAAATGATACTTCGTCAGCTATAGCTTCAAAGCCGCCAAACGGTTCTAGCTGTGCAGCCACATAATCTACAACAGCACCAGATGTTGGTAGGTGTGAGTCACTGTTAGTTATTGTAGTTTGCTCACAGCCAATCTTACCTATAGTAACTGCGTCATCTGCTATCTTAAGTGTTGTTACGTTTCCATCTGTAATTTTAGATGTTGTAACAGCGTTAGATGCTAGCTGACTATCTGTAATAGTTGTGCTAGCTATTTTGTCTCCTGTAACTTGATTGTCTGCTATATGCTGAGTATCTATAGACGCATCAACATAGTGCTCTGAGTTAATAGAGTCATCGGCTATCTTTGCTCCTGTAACCGCATCTGCTGCGATGTCATCTGTAGCAACTGTAAGATCTGTAATGTTAGCACTAGCAACTGTTATATCTGTTGGTAATGCACCACTACCTAGCTTTGCCATTGTTACAGCATTGTCAGCTATCTTAGCTGTAGTAACTGAGTCACTAGCTAGATCGCCTGCTACTATAGTACCATCAAGTATTTTAACACTTGTTATAGCACCGTCTTTTAAATCAGATGTAATTATTGTTTGATTCTGTTCTTCTTGTGCAGCATATAATAACTGTTTATTATTAAGGTTAAGATTGCCTGCTGTAACCGATGACCCTGCTGTAAATGTAGCCTTAGCTGTGTCTACATCTGTATCACGAAAGATACGTATAGCTTCTGGGCTAACTGGTATATTACCGGAAGTAAATACTACGTCACCACCACCGGTTGTTGTGTAGCCAGTTATATTATAGTGTGTGCCTGATGATTTTATAATACCATCAACATCCACTTTAATATCTGCTTCTTTTATGGAAGGAAAGGAAAACGACTTCGTAGCGTTTCCGTCTCCTGTGTAGTCTACGAAAGTTGTTGCCATTACTTATACATTGTAAGAAGGTTGTTTGATTGATTAGTTTTATATTCCTGTTCTAGTTTTTTCCGTCTTTGCTCATCAATAAGAGCCATTATATTTTGTCTGTACTTAATGTCATTCCAAGCTAATCTTCTAGCTTCTTTAAACATTCTGTCAATCATGATATTGTGGTAGTAGTCTCTAGCGTTAAACTCTGCACGTTTACCAGCACGTATATCAGCTCTCATAAGATTCATAGATGCAATAGCTTTAGGATCTTTAGATAACGCTTCGAGTCGTTCTTCTAAATTATATCTACCTATAGCTTTCTGAAACTCAGATCGTATACCGGGGTCATCAGTTAAATTAGTACCATCAGGTGCATAGAATGTACTGATTCTTAGATCATAACCACTATCAAATAGAAACTGTCTTCCGGGACTTTGATCCATGTTTAGTTGTATAGGACTAATCATGTTAAAAGCACGAGTCATGAAGTCATGTTTTCTAAGTGGCTGACCGTTTAGCATATCATACTTAATAGGCAATCCCTCAATACCGGGTAAAACTTCAGTAGCTAGGTTACGGTTTTGCCAAGACTGGAATACACCAGAGTTGATTTCACGCATATATGGACTAAGTAACTTACCCATTTCATTACGTAAAGCCGCAAGCGGTACAGTATTGTTTGTAATACTAGCTAGAATACGCTCTACCTGACCGGGGCGTCCAGCTACTAGGTCAACTAATTGCTGTAGTCCAGCTAAGTAAGATTTACCTGACACAGCCTGAGCTATAACTAAAGAAATCTTTTGTAGTTCTTTTTCTGTCCACTCTTCACCCATCAGTATACTAGCATCACCTACGTTAGCAATAGTTCTTAATATTAGACCAAATGGTTCTATGTCCTCATAGTTAACTCGAATACCACCAAGTGCGATAGTTCCGGGTAAAAAGCCACCATCTATCCAACCCTGTCTCATCTGTCTATCTGTAGGACCATCGCCAGTAAGTCTACCTGACTGCCATGCTTGTATACCCATAAAGGTCACAGCAGAGCCTATGGCTAATCTACCTGTTTGTAATGCCTTAGCATTTTGTAATTCTTCTAAAGTGTTAATACCATACTTTTTAAGGTTAGGTATATCTTTAGGTCCAGCAAAAGCTATGTCATTAAACTCTTTAACTAAGAAGTTAAATCCGGGGGTGTGCTTACCTGTTAGTGCTAATCCGTTTACACCAGTTCTAGCAAATAGAAAGAAAGGTCTAACAAAAGGATTAGATGTCATAACATCGTTAAGACCTTTTGCAAAGCCAGTTAGATCCTGTGTTAGTGTTACCTCTTTCTTTGCAAACATAGTGGCATCATCTTTAATGTTACCGTTAGCATCAAATATTTCTGCATAGAAATCATCTTCGTATGCTCTCATAACATTACCGTTGATTACAGGTAACTGTACACCACTACCTTCGATGTCTAACACTCGACGCATAGCCTTTTCTCTCATCTTGGCTCTACCTAGTAAGAATGTAAAAGCATCGTCAGTCGCTGCCATTATCTTAGTAGAGTAAGTAAAAAGATTATTATTGTTTATACCACGTATCATGTTAGTCATGGCAAAGATAGCACGATCTTGTCTACTTGCTCTTCCACTATCTTCTGCCCATCTACGCATCAATTCCCAGTTAGCATCACCTTTAGTAAATTCAATAAATCTAGTCTTAATAGTAGATACATCACCACTCCAGTAACCATTTAACTTAGTAAAGAATAAATCAAACGCTTCTGGTATTGCTTCTATCATACCATTCATGGATGCTAAACTAGCACGGACTGTAGCTGCGTCTCCAGTAAATGGATAACGCATAGTAGCTCCTATAAATGTAGATAGAGGACGTAAAAATGTTGCACTACCTGTACCTAAGAGTGCTCGAAGTGGTGTTTTAGGTCCACTAAGTACACTATGACTTATCATTTCCTGTAAGCTACGTATCAATGCACCAGTACGTTGAGGTCCTTCGCCTGCTATTTGACCACCTCTTAATATAGTTCTTGCCCAGTTGTCAAAATCATCTAGATTATTTACATTTTTCATCATAGAAAATGCTTCAAACAGTGCATTTAATAAGTTATCATCTGCATCATCTTTAGCAATCTTAAGAATAGAAAGTATAGAATCTTTGACATCTTGCATATCAGATGCTACAGCTTGATTAACTGCATCATTTACTTGTGCTCTAGTCTTACCAGCACCAAATGATCTGAAATAATCAGATGCTACAAACCTAGATTTCTTAGTTTGTGTTAAAGCAGTTAACATTGTATCTACAATCTGCTTTGCTGGTCCGTCTATGTCATCTAATGACACGTAATCTGCTAGTTCTCTACCAGCTATACCAGTATCTCGTAGTTGTTTGAGTAAAGATCCTACAACTAAGTCAGCTGTAACAACTGTTTCAGCAGACCAAGTCTCAAATGTTTCATCACCTAAAGGTATACTAGCCTTTTGTTTCTCAAATAGCTGCTCTAGATATTCTTCAGCAGGCATATCAGCTGCACTTCTGCCTTCTGTAATCTGTCTATAGTTATGAATAGCATCACGCCATACTTCAGCTAAAGCCTTTCTATTACCTTTTACACTTTCCAGCTCAGTTTTAAACTTCTCATCGCTCATCAGACCTCGTAATGTACGTTCAACTACCTCGTCTGTTGTGCCACCCTCTAGAGCTATACGCTCACGTTCCACAGCTGTAGTTACAGAACCAGTAGATCCATCTTCAGATCCCCAATCTGTACGTGTACGTTTTAGTTGATCTCTAGCCTGCCCGGGGTCAACCTCAGATATATTTGCACCCTGATGTCTTTGTGCTATAGGTGCGTTTTTAGCAGCACGAAAGTTAGTATCTAATTGACGTATCTGTGCTAAAGCTTGAGTAGTAGTTTGCTGTTCTATACTGCCATTTCTCTTTATTATTTGGTTTTGTACAGCTTTCTTACCACCACCTATTAGGTGTGCTGCTCCGTCAAATATTAGACCTATGCCCATACCTTCGACAATGTTTTTAAATTTCATCATCATAGGATGGTCAGTATCTTTAGTAGTTAGTGGAGTATCCATCCAACCATACTGTTTAGTCAAAGCTCCTAAAGCATTATGACCATCTGATTCTTTAGATATTAAGTCAGAAATGCCACCGATAGCCATAGCTCTAGTAACAGTTCCAAGTCCTAACATTTTAGTAGAAGCTGCTCCTAGTAAGGGTATACCAGCTGCGGCTAATCCTTTAGCAGATAGCACGATACCAGCAGCTAAACTACCAAAATGCACTGTACCTCTTAAAAGTTTACCCCACCATGTTTTAGTTATGATAGGGTCATCTTCATCAACAAATGGATCCCAGTCTGGTCTATAATAACCTTGCCGTTCTTTCTCCTCTTGCATCCTACCAGTTACAGCATCGAATGTACGCTCTGCAAATGTAGTACTGGAAGAAATAGTATCTTGTATACCACCAGTTAAAATAGACTGACCTTCTTTAGCAAAGGCTTTAAGCCCCCACTTGTCGTTAGTCATTCTAGGATCTATTTGTTCTTGTTCTTTTTGTTCTTCTTCTTGAATAGCTAGTGCCTGTGCTTCGTTGATTTTATCTTGTTGAATAGATTGTTCTTCAAGCCTTTTCTCTAACTCTTCGGTAGAAGTAAATCCCGTAGGATCGTATTCTACATTTATTTCTTCCATAATTATAAGTTTTGGTTAATAGCCTCCTTAGCGGCTGGACCATAAAGTGTATTTAATCTCATAAATGGTGGTATCTCTTCAATCAGTTTTTCATACTCTTCAATTTGTTCTTCCGTAAAAGGCATGAGTCTTCTGTATGATGTATCAGCATTACCAAATAAATGTTGATTATTTGCTTTGTGATATAACCTAGCCATTAATATTTTAGATTGTGCCTTTTCATCAAATGGTTGTGTAAAATCTATTTGATTTATATTATCCGTAAATACTTGTCTTAGTGCCGCTGGTGTTATGTCATATAGACCAAAATTAGTGTAGCCAGCTTGTACTAAACCAAATACTTCTTGTATACTATGTTCTGATAAAGGTTTACCTAATGGTAACTCTGTAACGTAGTTCCCGTTAGGATCTTTAATAGCATTAATACCACCGTTATCTACTTGACTTGGTGTTTGTAAAGCAGTTAACATTTCATTATAGTTTTCACTATTAGTTATACCATTATCAGCTGCTATAATAGTTTTAGTAGCATTGTTTTTCTGATTTAGTAATGGACTATCTAATACTTTAACATCTGCATCAAATATTAGACCCGGTATAGGTTTGATTTTACCAAGTTTAACTAATCTATCATGTGCTAATTTTAATGGTCCTTTGTTAGGATATAGTTGAGCAAGTAAAGTCCATGTATGATCTAGTTTATCAACATCACCATTAAAATACTTTACAGCGTTAATTACAGGATCTTCTTCTCCTTCTAGTAATACAGTAGAATTAAGTGCAGACTTTGTATCAGCTTCATATACTTTACGTAACTTAAGAGATTTAGCAATCTTAGTATCTTCAATTACATCACTAAGTACATCATCAAATTCACCTCTTTCCATAGCAGCTATTGTAGCTTCTTGTGCTTTTTCTAAGGCATCAGATCTACTACCACTTAACTCAAATCTTTTGTTGTATTCGTTTTTAAAGTACTCACCAGCTTGATCATAAATATTTTTAGTTGTAGTTGTTCGCCAAGTATAATCACCATATTTTTCTGGATTACCCTGTATCGCAGCTAACTCTTTAGCTCTACCATCAGATAGTGAGTAAAATAATTCAGACTTAACACTAAACTCAGGTCGGCTAAACTCAGTTGCTTCACCCCTTTCTAATAATTCTTCTGCTTTAGTTCTTAGATCTTCGTTACTAAATGTAGTTAGTACATCTCTTGGAACTTCTTGACCGTTATTTAGTCTAAGTTCTAAATCTTGTAATCTTTTTAGTTCTGAGTCCCTATTATTTTTCTTGTTATTTTCAATAAAAGCATTGGCTATTCTGTTAGCATTAGCTGGTTGTATCTCAGAATAACTAGATAATTTACCAGTACCAGCATGCTGCTTGGCTACAAACTTATCATGATGTAATAAGTATTCTATATCCTGTTCATCAAACTGATCTATGTTAGCGATAATCATATCAGCCCACATTTTGTTAGCTTCTCTGATTGGATTAGGATGACCTTGAGCTTTAAGTATTGCTGTTTTATTTGCTATAAAACCAGATTTACTATAGACACTGCTGATAGTAGCAGATTTAACGTTTGGATTACTAAATGCTTCAGATGCTACTTTAATACCATTAATGTAGTTTTGAGTAGTTGAATTAGAAAGTAAAGTATTAACTGCACTACTTTCTACATCAAAGTTCTGAGAATCCCACGATTTTGATGTTGTATCAAAGCTAGGCATAAAGTGTGTAATAACTTGATGCTCAGTCATTCTAGGATTAGCCTTAGCAAACATAGCTACAAAGTTAGCCCCTGCAACTTTCATCCACTCTTGCTTTTCTGAAAATGTTAGGTCTTCGTACAACTTATTATTATACAGCAAGCTTGCTTTAGCTATTTCTAAATACTTCGGCCAGTAGGTCTGCATGCTCTTTGCTGCATGCCTACCATTTAAAAATTCATTAGCTGTTATAGATTTTTTAAAATCAAGCAGTTGACTGCCTGATACAACTTGACCTGTCGTATCTTCACCAGTACTTTCGATAGTTGCTATCTCTATATCTTCATCATTCTTAAGATCACCTTCTACTTCTTGAAGATTTTTTTCAACAGTAGCATACGTTTCTCGTTTGTTAGGATCATTGTAGATAGCTATAAGCTCCTCAAAAGCTTTTCTATCTTCTCTAAACTCTTGACGCTTATCTAAAAATGCCTTACCAGTAACAGTAAGATTATAGAGATTTTTTAAGTTTGTAGAAGTTCTACCAGATACCGTCTGATTATATCTGTTAATTTCATCTTGGAAAAACTGTTGCCTATCCTTGATGTTTTTGTCAATCTGTTCATTGACTGCTTTAGTTAGATCAGGTTCTGTTTGTTCGTAATCTAACTTTTCGTTAGTAAAGGGAGCAGCTTCCTGTCTCCCTAGATATTCAAAATAAGATTGTGTCATTAGCCCGTTACTGAATTTAATAATCCGTCATAGGTAGGATCTAATCCTAATATTCCTCCGCCTACTGTTTGCGGTAAAACACTATTAATAGCACCTACTCCACCAGTACCGGCTCCAATGCCTGCGAGAGCACCAGTACCAGAAGAAATGCCAGATGTAGCACTTTTACTGAATAATCCCATGCCTTGAAGTCCACTTGCAATACCTATAACAGTACTTGCAATACTTAACGCACCACTGAGTCTATCAGATGGAGGCATTAATACTGGAGCACCATACTCTGGTCGTATACCCAATGCTTCTCTTTTTTTAGCTTGGAAGTTTTGAAATTGCAAAGTTCGTGCTCTGTAGCGTCTCTGCATCTGTACGCCAAACTCTCTTTGTACAGCATTATCTAGCTGTCCTCTTGCTCTTGTTAAAGCAATTAATCCTTTCTTTGTAGCTCGTCTATCTCTACCACCTTCATTGACTGAAGCTTTGCTTGAATAATATTTTATAAAGCCTGCTTGGTAAGCTTTTCTAGCTTGACCCTGTACATACAAGGCTCGCTGATAGTCATTACTGATAGCTCGGCTGTAACCTGTGGCAGCACGTTGCATACCACGAATAGCGGATGTTTCTCTATTCCAATATTTTAGGGATTCTGAACGATACTTAGCATCCTTTTCAGCCCATCGTTGTCTGGCAGCATTTCTAGCTGCGGCATTAGCATCTACGCACACGGCAAAATTCTATAAAATCTAATTGATATGGTCCATTCTTAACTTTACGTAAGAACTTAAAACCTAAAAACTTTAACAGTTTTAAATGTACTGTATTTCTACAGTCTACTATGTTCCACAATAGAGGCTCTTCACGGCTATCGACATACCGCTTGGCTTCTCTTGCAAATGTGATGGGATAACGATGAATCTCTGGAGTGCATAACATCCAGATAGCTCCACCGTCTCCTACTCCGGCTAGTCCGGCAGTCTTGCCGTCAGGGACTGTGAAATACACAGCAGAGCCTTCTTTAGCGACCATAGGTAGAAACACCCTCGGATCTAGTCCGTGGCCTTCTGTGACCTCTCTGTAGTCTTCTAAGCGTAGGTTGGAGGCTACCTCTGTGGCAGCCTCGATTGTAATTGGGTGTATGTAATTAGGCACGTCTGTAAAATAATGGTGAATAGTCTCCCTCCCATGCCATTGCTCGTAGGGTAGCTGGAGCTGGGTGACTTGATTTAAGTGTAATATCTACGTTATGATTTTTTTCATAAACAGGTATAGTTTTAATAAACTCGTCTAAATATGGAGCATCTGATGCCTCATACTCATCTAGCAATGATGACTCATAGACTTCTGTATAGTCAGCTTTTCCTAAACGTGTTAAGGTTGTTTCATAAAGACCTATTTTACCAAAGTGTAATTTAAGTCTATGTACTATAAGTGATGAATTAACATCAGCAAAAGATTTCTCTCCCTGTACTTTTTTAGGATAAATTCTAGGAAACTTAACCAGATACTCATATAAATAACCTATAGTAAATGATCCTGTAGACCAATTTCCGGGAACTGTAAAGTCGTCTCCATTAATTACAGTAGGTAAAGCGTATCTTGCTAGTCTAGTTGAGTTAGTATTTAAGTCAATTAAAGCTAAAGCATAATTAGGTGTAGTAACCTGATCTATCCAATCAGATTGGTTAGTAAATGTTGTTAAGTTGGTGTCTGGATTATATACTCCACCAGTAACTGTAGTATGATTATCTAAGTGTATTTGATAATTAACATCATCTTGTGTAATGATAGGATCATCGTCAGCTTGTACAAGTTTTATACTTTGTAAAAAGTTATCTGTATCTAAAAAGAAATATTCGTCATTTATAACAAAATGATACAGTAATGGATTGTTTAATTTCCATCTAAACCATGCTTGCTGCTGTCTTTGCTCTCCTATAGCTAGATATTTGTAACCAAATACTACATCAGAGTTAGTTTTACCTAGTAATATAATAGAGTTTTCTCTAGAATTAGTCAGTAAATCTATATTTTTTGGTAGTAATGTAGGTACTAGCTTACTGATTTCTACAACATCTGGTTCTCCTTCTCTAGCTGTGTTAGCCATTTCATTTAGTCGGCTAAATTTACCAGAGTTATCGACATAAGATACAGTAGTTCCTAACGATATAGGAGGTATATCTTTGTTATAGTTAAATGTAGATACACTACGCAGCTTTGCGGTATCTGGATTTAGTACAGTATCATCTGTAGATAATAAAAACTGTTGGTTTGTACTGAATACGAGCAGTCCAGCGTTGATTTCTATACCATCAAATATATCAGATGGGAACATAGAGGCAGCAGATATATCAATAGGGTCACTAGCTGATACAGTCAGAGCTGATTCTATAAAGAAATCAGGAGTTCCTAACGAGCCCGGTCTAGATAATATAACGTTTTCCCCTGCTAGTAATGCTAATCTATTACGGAAAAACAGTACTTTATTAATACGTTTACCTACAAATGTAGGCATAGGGTTTGTATTATCATCTCCTACACGTCTATCTTCATAAGTAAACTGCCTAACAGTAAATGTAGTTGCAGCTGTACGTTGAATAACTAACGGCATATTAGTCAGAGTCTTAGCTATACCCGGTTCTGCACATTCACTCCAAGATCCAGCACCATCTAAATTATTTTCTCCGCTAAATCTAAGGTAATAATCATCTTCATCGGACATTCTAGCATTAGACACTTTGACAATATAACCATGTCTACACATATTAGGTAGTCGTGTAACATCATTGACTGATTTCTGGAAGACTCTCATAAGGTCTTCTTCTGCTATTTCTACGTTAAATGGAGTGTTACTAGATAAATAAATTCCCGGTCCAATAACCTTAGCTGTTATACCAGAAGGTAACTCTGCTGTTATACCAGCTAATATAGTATCAGCCGTTACAGCTGTGTCAGCGTCAAATGGTGTAGGAGCTGGACGTATTAGACCATCACCGTTATTAGTCAAAGTAGCTTTAACTTGTGTAGTTTCTATCTCTGTAACAGTAATGTCTAGATAAGCTTGACTACCAGTAGTAGTATTATTATTTGTAGTTACGTTAGCTGCTTCATCAGCTGATTCTGGAATGACTCTTACGACATCTCCAACATCCCATCCTTCACCACCATGTAGTAAAGTTACTTCTAGATTATAGCTACATCTGTAGTTATCACCACCGGGGCCAGTGGAGGCAGCATCATAATTAGGGCTAACACCTTGCTGACCTAAAGCTGTGCAGCGAAATGTTAAGTTATCTTTACCAGTAGTAATTGTAGTACCACTGCTATTTTTTACATGTGTAATATTTTCTGATGCACCATAACTGCCTTTAGCTGATACAGCAAAAACTTCTGTACCTATACCGGGGCAATGACCTGTGCCATCACTTTCATCATAGCTATTGCCTGTAATCTTAACTTTAGTTGCTCTTTTAACAGTTGTCAAGTTACCTGTAGATGATGAGTCAAATATATTAATACCATACTGTCTACCATTTTCTGTACGTATGAGTTCTATCATAGCACAATGTGGTTCTGGTCTAGCATCTGTAGTACCTGTAGTACCTATCAGAGTATTAGCGTTAGAACTATCACGACTACAAACAAAGGTAGTGTCGTTAATAGTAAGGAACTGTAAATTTTCTGGTTCACTTGTTGCAAGATAATTTTGTATAGCTGTCTGTCCACCTGTGCCGTAGGCTGTAGTCATTTGTTGTCCATCACTACAACGCCATACACGTACTTGACCATCGGCTGCTACTTGTCCTATGTATGATCCTTCGGATTCGTCACGATAGTAGTGAAACCAAGAGCCTCCACTCTGTACATTAGGTAGAGGTGTTGTACCTATACGTTTTGCACCCGGTCTTTTATATAATCCAAGTGTGAGATCAGGTATTGCATTAACAATATCCGTCAGCTGTCCTTGGAATTTTAAGTGGTCTGGTTGTTCTGAAATACCCGAGACAAAGCTGGGGATAGTTTGTGTAATGCCTGCCATTATCTTCTAATATTTCTCCATGGTTGATAAGTTTGATATGCAGTATCGTCTTCAAATCCAAACATACTATGATTACCCTGATTGCACTCATACTCCATAAGAGATGCACGAGCAACAGCTTCTTGTGCACCTAGTAATTGTACAAGTTGTGGGTTTGCTACTAACTGTGTAGCTGCTGCACGTGATGCTCTATAAGTTATAAATCTTTTAAATACAGGTGGTAAATCATCAAAAGGATATAGCCTGATAACATCTAACTCTATTGTGGAAGACATGTCAGGAAAGGTATCAGTATGTTTAATCTTATCATACAAGAATCCTCCACGTCTAACAAAATTATAATGTCTTCTACTCCAGTTATTTGGTAAATCTATCTTAACTATGTCGTCTGATATAACTATTTTATCATTAACGTCTTTAGAAAATGTTACATGACGTTCTCTGTTAAAGTGCCAACCTTCTGATTGTACGTCTACAGTTGCATCACGTAGTAAATTATATATAAATTGTATCTCTGGATTAGCATTAACTATAGATCCAGTAGCGGCGTCTTTTAGTTGTGTAATTGGGGATTGTCCGATAGCTCCCAGTATTGAGTTAACTGCGGATAGTTCGGTATCGGTTTCAATAGTTGTGGTAGCCATAAGAAAAAAGGGAGCCGAAGCCCCCGTATAAAAAAATAAAAATTAAGCGTTCTCTGGGTATGTAGCACCAAATGCAGCGTTACCGGATGATCCGACAGCAGCACCAGCGATTAACTCAACGCAAGCAGCAGGGTTTAAGAAGTCTGCTCCCATTGCAAGTCTACCTAGGATTACGTCACCTTGGTATACAACTGAAACGTCGCCTGAAGTTACCTGAACCTGTGGTCCAATAGCTTCTACAACTCCAGCTCCTTCTTTTTGGAAGATAAGTCCGCAGCTGTTAGCGAAGTCTGTAGCGTTACCATAGTTGTTGTTGATACCAGTTACAGAAGCTCTGCCATCTTCAGCTGTTTCACCAACGAAAGATCCAACGTTTCCGGGACTTGTGATACCGGGGTTTGTTGCAGATGCAGAACCATACTTAGTACCGTATGAACCAAAGAATGGAATGTTCATTGACTTGAAGATCTTAATGCC